TGCAAGATTATCGCTGTTATCAAACTGCGCCGGACTTTGGTTGGCCGCGACATTACCGGCGCCATCAGGCGTAAGAAGCGACAGAACAGCAGCAGCTAGGGCAGAACGTGTACCGGACATTATTTCTCTCCAACAAAGTCAGGCGTGGTCGGCAATTCGACACGCGGAAATCCCTTTTTCGCGGGTAGGTCACGTAGCGCCTTACGGTATGCCTGGAGCGCCTTGTACTGGTCACCTGACAGCGTTGTCTTGCTGCCTATCTCGACCTGGTCTCGGTGGCGGGCGACGGCACCATCAGTTGCTGTGAGTGCGGTATTTCGTCGCGAGCGCAGTGATGCTTCGATCTGCTCAGCGTTTGGCGGAGGAGGGTCGAGAAGCGAGTGCGTTCCGCATGCAGAGACGTGCATGCGCTTGCCGGTGGTCTGTCCGCTCAAAAGCTCTTGATGCTGATCATCGCTGATTGCGATAGAGCCGGACGGGATCTTGTCGCCATGGATGTCATCGGAATAAAAGCCGATAACGAGGCCACTGGTGTCGGTATATGCGTATTTCTGTACCATAATTAAAATCCCAGTCCAACAACGTACATGCCTTGCCCGCTAGTGACTGCGCCAGTAGAGGCTGAATATGTGGTAATTGAAGTTCCAGTCTTTGAAGACGTGACCACTGACCCTATGCAGTTTCCCGCCGTGGTCATACCGGTCACTATCAGCGTTTGATTAGGAAATGCAATCGGCCAAGTTATAGCAAGGTTTCCTGATGCCGTGCCGGATGAGTCAGCTGCTACCCATTGAATAATTAGTCCGCTCGGCAGCTTCTGGTAGCCATTAACTGTGATCGAGTTGATGAACGCTGATGTTGTGCAGCCACCGAGAGCTGCATACCAACCAAAGCCCGATCCATCATTAATCACAGTGACGGTCTCGCCGGGAGACACCTTTAGTGTTCCGGCGCTTCCGCCTATTGCATTTGAAATTAAGTCGGCGCCATTCCCTGCAATCGTGCCGCCATTCGGTCCGCCGATAAATGTAAATGTCGAGCCCGGAGTCGTGGATGCAACGGTAGGCATTGTGACGGTGACGCCAGCCACGCCGAACGATCCCCAGTTATTTAGCTGTGCGGCCGTTAGGGTTGTATTCGCTCCGAAGCCGTTTCCGAGCCCAGCCATTTGCAGGCCGGACTTTTTCACAAACGCCGTTGTCGCGAGCTTGATGGTGTTGTCGAACTGCGGCGCAGTGGTGCCGGTGTCGCCGCCCGCAAGCTGCAGCGCGCCAACCATGGCTCCGCCCGCCCACGTCACCGCATTAGCGACCGTGAACGATGCGAACGCGTAGATCACGACTTCATCGCCCGTCGTGACGGTCGAGTTTATCGTGATACTGGAGCCGTTCGACGCGGTGTAGTTGACAGCGGATACCGTCGCGCCGTTCTGCGTCACCAGGATGTTTCCTGGCGTGTACGACATGTTGAATGTCGTCTGTCCCGCTGTTGCCGTGAACGACTGGACATTGAACGAGGAGGACGCTGCTGCGCCCGCCAGGATCGTGTTTGTGCCATCGCTGTACACGATGACCGACTGCCCCTGTGGGATGAGGGCAGTCTTTCCGCCCGAGCCGTTGACGCCCATCGTCAGGCTGAACGCGCCTGTCGTGTTGTTGGCGACCACGTAGGTGCCGCCCTGCGCCGGGACGAATACCTCGATGCTGGCGGTCAGAGCACCGGTAAGCAGAAGGATGCCGGAGCCGTACTGCGCGGCGGTCAGCGCGACGTTTGCGGCACCACCTACTGGTACGTTCACCACGCCATTTTTCAGGTTGTAGGCAAAGTTCGTATTGGCGATCTTGAGCGACTGGTCGCCGGCTGGCGCGGTGTTGACCGTGGCGCCGTTGAGCGTGATGCCCGTGAAGTCGGTACGGTTCGGGTAGACGTTGATGCCGTCCGACCAAAGTTCATTCGACAGGCCCTGCGCGACGACAATACCGGTGCCGGATGCAGTCTTTACCGTGATCGTGAATGCGCCGGTCGCCTGGTTGGACACAACCCACATACCAGTCGAGTTGGGCACGACGACGCTGATGTTTCCGGTCAGGATGCCGGTGAGTTCCAATACGCCCACACCTGCCTGTGCGGCTGTCAGCACCACGTTCGCACTGCCCGCGCAGTTGATGGTGGACACTCCGTGGAGAAGGCCCTGAGTCCAGATCGTATTGGCGATCTTGGTGGAGCTGTCGCCACCCGGGGGTGTCGGGGTGGTCGGCGTGCCGGTGAAGTCAGGCGAGTTGAGCGTAGCCATACCCGGTGGCTGCGTGGTGCCGTTCTCCAGGTTGGTGACATGCTGGTAGAGGTACGCAGTACGGTCAGCTAGGTTCAGCAGTGGCGAGTTCGTGATCGAACCAACGCCACCATCGACTGGGTCCGTGGTTTCGATCTGGTAGACGCCGACATCGTAATTCGGCTGTTCGGGCTGGTATGCCATGGCGCGACCTTAGAAAGAAATTGTCCAGGAACCCTGAAAGGAAATATCAGAGTTGAAATTGAGCGGCGCACTGCGCGTCTTGCGCGCGTACAGGACGGACAGGCCCGTCAGCAGACCGAACTCGCCGATGGCTAGGTCGTAGGCGCCGGAGTCACCACCGCCCACGCCGAGGGAGAAATTGAACTGCACCTCGTTACTTCCAGGGTATGTGACCGAGTCGATCGCTTTGATGTAAGGCGTAGTCAAAGCCGTGTTGGGGAATACCGGCGGTGTCAGGTTGATGCCAAATCCGATCTTGGTGACGCTTTGGTTTATGACGTTGCCGCCAAGCAAGTTGGCGTGCGTATTCTGAGATCCGACCACGATGAGGTTTTTCTCATCCACTACCTCGATCAGCGATCCCTTGCGGAATACCTCAAGGTAAAAATAGCCAGTGGGCAGGCGCTCGAATTGGTCGCGGAATTTAGACACTGAAAACCTCCAGATTTATTTCTGGAGTTTGGTGTCACGACTGATGATGTCAGAGGTTTTCCGTCACCACTTCGCCGCTCATGTGGTGGACTGTGCTGTTGTACCGGCGTACACCGTTGTACTGGTAGCTGTACGTGATCGTGATCGTCTCCGCATCCGTGGGCGCGTTCAGCGCGTCGGTAAATGCAGAGATGTCGGTCACAATATCGAAATACGGATCGGTCGGTGGGGTCAGCGTGTCGGCATAAGTGCCTACGACGGAGAATTCCAGCGCCGCGCCATCGGCCGGTAGCGTCAGGGAATCCTGCAGGGTGCTTCCGCTAACAAGGATCAGATTGCGGAGCTGCGTCCCGGCAGCGCGGTACCGGCCGATGATGCTGATCACGGTCTGCGCGAACGCAGTCGGGTCGCCGCCGCTGATCAGGTCGTAGCCGTACTCTACGTCGAACAGGCCATAGATCGGCGAGGGGTCGGCGTTGTAATGAAACTCGCTGTTGTGCGTTATCGCGCCGTTATACAGCGGGAACGTCGGTCCGTACTCGATGACGTCCGTTACGCTCGTATTTTGCGTGGTGTAGGCGGTGATCGCCATCTCCAGCGCAATGTTATTCGAGCGCGGTCGAAGTACCTCCGCGATGATTCGCGGGCCGTAGCTGGCATCTAGCTCGCCCTGCAGGCGAGGCACGCCGAAATATGCACCGAGCACATCCAGCCACATGTCCTGGGCCGTCGTCGTGCTCATCTGCTGGATTGCGTTCTGGCCCTGCGCGGATACCTGCTCTAGCTCGTTTGCATTCGCCTCCAGGTAGGACCAGTTTTCGTTCGTGTAGCCGTACAGGTGATCGCCATTGGAGTCAGCGATGTCGCCCGTAGCATCAAGCAGCACCAGCGCACTGAGATCCGCATAGGCGGACTGATCGACATACACGACCGAGTACCCCGGCTGCGTGGCGATATAGAGCGCAAGCTGTGCGATCGTGAACTGCGACAGCGCAAGGGTAAGCGCCACGCCCGTGCCACCCACTGGAGTTGTCGTGAGGACGCCGTCCTGCACGGTCCACGACATGTCCGATCCGTTGTACTGGACGCGCAGCGCCAGGTACTGTGCTGGGTCTAGGTCAAAGACCGCACTATTGAGGAACGTGAGGAGCTTTTTAGTCAGCCGCATGTCAGATGGTCGCCGCCGATGACCCAAGGATGTTGATGATGCCCGGCATCAATTTCTGCATCTTCAAGGGAGTGACGTTCTGGAAACGAGCAGTCGAGATCGCCGGTGGCGCATTGCCAGCCAGGAGGCCGCCGGCCGGTTCGGTGTAGTTCGTGCCGATTGCGTAAGGCTCGGCGTTCTGGAGTTCCAGGGCGGCAACTGACGTGCCCGCGTAGACATTCCATCCGGTGACGCCACCGATTGATGGTGGTGAAGCGATGGTGAGTAGTTCGTCGGCTAGCACTGCGAGCGATGACGAGGAAGACGGCAGGGACTCGCCGGCCGTAGTCGTGTAGGTGGTCACCGCGTAATACGTGCCTGCCGCGAGTGTTCCGCCTGGCGTCGATCCTAGCGTAGGCTCGGTCGGCGCGGGAATGTCTGCCGGGATGAAGTCATCCACACCAGGAATGGCCTTGACCAGCGCGATCAGCGTGGACACTTCAAACTCTGCGCCGGCCGCAAGGCTGATCACGTAATTTGAGGCGATCGGGTTCGCTGCATCGACCAGGTCGACCAACTGGTAACCAGCCAGCGCGGTCAGTGTTCCGCCGATGTCGAGTGGGACCTCAACCGACGCATACACGTTCACGTGCACACCGGCAGCCTTCCACCCAGGGATCTTGGTTCCGAACGCATTGGTGTATCCGTAGATAACCGTTTCAGCCTGCTGCACGAGTGCGGCAGACGTGCCGCCCACACCATTGAAGATGTAGCACTCTACGAGCCCGATTGGCTGGGTGTTGTCGGTCTCGTACGGCTCGACGATGACCGATGAGCCGACTTGCTCGATGATGTTTCCGGAGGTATCGGTCAGGTTGACGGTGCTCAAGCCGTACTGGAGGGCGACAACCGTCGCACGAGACAGCGTCTGCACGTACGTGGCGAAACGGAGTTGCTGCGCGGCCGGAGTTTCCGCGTCCGTGCCATTGATCCAGTTGCCGGGGTTGGTGCCGCTCACAAAACCCTGCGGCTGAGGCGACATACTGAACTGAGCGCCCGCCTGGATGTTGCCGGCGGTACCTGGGGCCGACGCCACTGCTAAGACGCTTGCCGTTGTACTGCCCACGGCAATCGTGACGTCTACCTCAGTGGTATAGCTTGAGGCGTTACCTGGCGTAGTAATCGTTGTGCCGCCACTGATGAGGACCGACTGTGTCTGTGCGGTTATCGTGACGGTCACTATGCCGCTGGCCGGGACTGCCGGCAGCGCGTTGAAGTTGAATGAGTTGTAAGT